CAACCAAAACCCTGTGCTTGTACAGCTGGTCCTACAGGATAATAATGTTGTACTCTAATACCACCTGATGTTGTTGCACCAGATCCAGATTCAGCACCTGGCATTGTAATTGTAATAGTTGTACTTGTTGGTACAGTTGTTACCATAAATTTTTTATCGTCAAAATCAGCTGCACCATAATTAGAATTAGTTATTGTAGTAAAATTATCTAATAAAATTATATCTTGTTCACCTATATTATGTGGTGAACTAAATGTTATTGTAACAATATTTGATCCGTTGCTAGTGCTAAATGCATTAGAAAGTGTTGTTGTAGATTTAATAGGATGTATGTCATAAAACACACCACCTGAGTATGCATATAAAATTCTGTTTGTGCCAATGATTGCGTATTTTCTAGCTTTACTATTTACAAAATGATGAAGTCCACGTCCTGCACCAGTAAGAGCATCATCACCCAACTGTTTCCAACCACCTATTTTTTCAGGTGTACCATATCTAAACCTTACATTATCACAGTCGGTCCATTGACGCTCTCGCCAATGTTCGAGTTCGCAACCACTATATACTAGCATATCACCTACTTCAAGCAAGACTTTTGTGCCTTTTGGAGCGTTGGGCTTATGTATGTTCTTATACTCATCTATGACGTTGTTAGACCCTGTACCATCGATAAATATAGGCCATGGATCTCCACCTAAGTTTAAAGTCGTGGATATCTCACAGCTCGGTCTATCTTTGTGTCTTCTTAATTCATCACCTTTTTTATATGCTCTAGCGTAAGAGTAAGTAGGTATTAGATCTAATCCTGTATGTTGTTTCATTACAGGTAACATTTTAACTAATAACGTGTCCATAACAAAGTCACCGTAACATGAGAATGTATTAGGTATTTGTTTATCGGTCCATGTTCCAAGTATCGAGGACTGTGAGTGTATGTTATTTTCATACATGAATCTTGTTGCATCTCTTTTAAGTAAAAAATAGTTAAGTATAAAATTAGCCATATCATAAGATAATGCTTTCTTAATTACTTGATATTTGTGATCTCTAAACATTAAACCCTTTCTGTATAAAATTAAATGACACTGATATTCTTATATCATTACTTTCATTTGGTTCAACACAATGCCAAAGCCATGCTGGAAACATAATTATTCTACCTTCTAACGGATCTACACGAACTTCTCTCCACAAATGTGAAGGAGGTTCTTTTTTTATTCTAGCTGGCATAACCATATGTGCGCCAGATCTTGGATCATTAAATACTATTTGTCCAGAGTTTTTAGGTGCCTTAATATAATATACACCACTAAAATGAGAGTTAGGATGTAGATGTGGTCTGTTGTATCCACCTGGTGGATTTATGTTTGCCCACATATTTCCTATAACAGGTTCTCTGTCTAAATATTCTTCTTTATATATTTCAGACTGCATTTTAAAAAGCTCATCAACTAAAGGTTTAAATACAGGTATGTTGTGCATATCAGTTTGACTATGCCAGCCATTCATATTAGTTCGTTTAACCCCTTTGTCTTTATTAGCCCAGGCAAGAACTTCTTTTTCAAAAAGTCTGTTGTCTAAATCTACATCTTTAGCATATATAATAGTTGGAAAGTATGCAGCTTTAATCATTATTTAAAAGGTGTGCCTCCAAACCACATGACCAAAGATTTTCTGTTGCCACGTATAACAGGTTTTACTCTGTGTCTAATAAACGATGCAAAGAACACGGCATGCCCTTGTTTTATTTTTGCAATCTTACCTTCAGCCATTAATTCTAAATCACCACCTTCAAACTCTGATTCTGGAGATAGTAAACAAGTCATAGATATTTTTCTTACAGGCGGTTCATTTGCACAGTTAACATCATTATCGACATGCCAATCATAAAATCCACCTTCTGGATATTCTGTGTATTGTGCCATTTCATTAATAGTCATTCCATCAAAACCAAAATGATTGCCATTTGTAGTCTTCATAATACGCTCTATGTC